CACCTGATTTAAAAATACTTCAGCTTCTTCTTTAGTTTTAAATGGGCCATACGTTTTATCTGAATCATAATGATAAACATCAAATGTATTATCTGTTTGGTTTTCACTAACGTCACCGATAGGATAACCAAATAAGTCTTCAAGAGTATAAACTATTTTCATACTGTGTTGCCTAGAAATGTCCATGTTTTAGGTAATATAAATCCAAATTCTCTTTTGAATTTGAATCGCATAAACGACTGAAGTTCCTCAAATGTTTTATCTAAGAATATCCTTTTCATATAGAGTTGAGCAATTATTTGCCTAGTCCTTTTATCTAATATTTGAACTTTAATTGTATCATCTTTTTCTGGTTTAAAACGATTGTATGCAATAATAACGTTTTCTAATTTAACATTCTTACTGGCGTTCATTCTCAATTACCCTATAAAGTTCTTTCCTAAGTGTTGCAAGTTCATCTAATGTTTCAAGTGTTGCTTCACCTGAGATTTGCACTAGACTAAGTAATAAGAATCTCTTAACAAGCTTATCTTGCTCTCGAATTAATTTGTTTGTTAGCTTAATCAATCCAAGTTGCCCCTACTACTGATGGATAAAATCCACTTACTGCATTGTTTTGTTTTACATAAATTAATCCAGTAGAACTACATTTATGAGGCTTTACAAAACTAACAATTTCACAAAGATCTCCACGAAAGGTTTTAACCTTATCACCTTCTTTTACACAACGACCTGTGTCATCATAAACTAGTTTCATATTTACTCCTTATAAAGAATATCAAATAAGTATTCAATAACTTGATCTTCATCATAACCTACACGAAGCATCTCTTCTGCATCAATAATAACTTCTTCAGTTAATGCATTTCTGTTCAAGAACTTAATTGCAGTGTCTGGATTTTCAGGATGAATAAAGTTAGCTATCAAGTCTAACAAATCAGCCTTTAATCCGTACCTTGCATCTGCTAGACAGTCAATTAGAGCAGTTTGTTCTTCTGTATAACCTATTGGACCTACTGGATCATTATCTAATCCATAATCAGCAGATACTCCATAATTGCTATAACCATAAGCATCCTTGTTATAAGTAGGGAATGATGTATAGCTAGCACTAGTATAGGTAGATGCAAGTTCATCTGGGTCTGGTACACTAGGATCACGAACTACTGGTAGTTTATCCCATTCAATCTTTAATACAGCATCTGCTAAATCTTGAAAGTGAATTAGGTCTAGCTTTTCATTAGCTGTATGCTCAGAATAATAGCCAACACTGATATTAGTACACTCAGAGATTAATCCAGAGAATTCAGCAGTATCAGTATAAACGCCAGTATCATCAGGCACATACATAAAATCAGGGCATAGATCGTTAAGCTTATCAGATAACTCATAAGCAAAATCGTCAGAACAAGTACGACCACACATTTGATGAGTAATAACACTGTGAGTCCCTTTACGATCAAAGGTAATAGCCTTAGTAAATTGTTGAACTAGATCTTGATCATTTAGTGCAAGCCAGCTAGAACCGATACCACCCTTTTCTTCACCTTGAAAGAATACATAGTAACCAGGTACTCTGTTATCGATCATATGAAGCAACATAGCAACGCCAGCACCATCATCAGCGCCAAGTGGTTTACCACCTTCAGCTAACATATATTGTCCTTCAAACTTAAAGAGATTTTCTCCATCCTCACGATGCACAGTGTCTACGTGAGCAGTAAACATAGTCTCGTTAGATGAATCATCTCTCATATCTACATGGATATTACCACAAAAGTCTACTGATAAATCACCTTCACCAATACGTTCTACAATATAGTTACATAGCATTGTAACTCCTGTGCCACCATGTGGTCTCCTAAGAGATAATGCAAACTCTAAGTCTTTAATCAATTGAGATTTAGTATTCTTCATTCTGATTCTTCCGTTGTTACTGGCACATGTTCTGGATGATAAGTCTTACCATTTAATTCGATTGGCTCTGCGTCATCTATTAAATACCACTCAGAGGATTCATGGCAAAAATACATTTCATCTTTTGGATAAGCAATATTATTTACTAAAATCCAATCACTATCACTACCTATGTCAGACTTAAGCACATAATCACCATTCCTAGTTTCATATGTATCATCTGATTTAGCGTAGTCACCATTATGCAATTCTACTAACTCATGATCATCTAAGTATTCAATATGATAACGATCACCATTGTACTCAATTGTATTATCTTGATGGACACGCTCAGTATAGTGGGTGTTATCAACATAAGCCATTACATAATACGCATCTGCACAACCTTCACAGACATCATCATCATCATACACACTTCTCATATCATCTGAGTGATAATACTCATCGCAAGAGTTGCAATGACAATCAGCACTGTTAGATGGATTACCATCAGTGTTAGTACACTCATACTCGCCATCTTCTGCAATATATAAAGAATAAGATACTTCTTTGTATTTACGACCAGAGCTTTGATTAACTCTTTGGGTCTCACCATCAATATAAGGAGCTAGGAAGTCACCACTAAAACTAAAGTACTTCAGTGGAGTACCATCAGGCCAAGCACTAAAATGTTGGTAGCCACTTTCTTTTAACCAGTACTCTAATGCTTCGTCAGCATAGCTATAGTCATTACCTCTCTTATAACTGCGGACAAAACCTTTTTCTTTATCATCTTCAGAATGCCATACTAATGCACGACCATTAATAAGCTTTGTATCAGGATCAATTCTAACTGCAGCCTTCCAACCTAACTCAGGCGCATAAGCCCGATATGGATGTAAATAGTCTGCCTCGTAATGCTCATGACCAGGAGTATAGCTATTATCCCAAGTCATGCAAGACTTAGGACCTTTCTGAACGCTTAAAATAATACCATCTGAATCTTCCCAGAGTTCATATGTATCATTACGGCACTTAGTAGCAAAATCACGGATCTCATGATCCTTTAACTGTGGAAACATTCTACGGATATAACGACCAAACGTAGTAACAGTCTGACGATCATCGGTACCTGAACGCTCATCACGAGTGTAGGCAACATTAGAAGCATCCTTAATAGACTGATGTGGATACTCTAATGCTAACAAGCGATAATTTTCAGGAATATGCTTCTTCATAATCTCTTTGATTACAGGGTGAAACTCATAAGCCCTCTGTTCTCTAGCATGCCAATCTCTTGACATACGTAAGATCTCTAATACTACAGGAAATTTAATTTCTAATTCTTGAACTGTTATCATTTATTTCTCTTGAAAGATTTAAAATATAATTTGCTTTCTGGAAAACCCAAGGGTTTCTGTGTGGCAGGTGTGCTCCAGTAGCACCATCCCAATCTCTAAATTCCCAATCGTAAAAATCAATTCTTAAACAACTTGGGTGTTCTTCTTGTAGTTTTTGTAGTTCATCAGCCCAGGCTTGCCACTGATGATCAGAGATTATGCTTTCATTTAGCTCATAGTAGATACATGAATGTATTAACATTTGTGACCTTCGTCTTCTTACTAATTCTACTAATTCATCTGAACAAATAGTCTTAGTAATCGTTATTTTCTTAGGCCGTGGCATCTTCCCTACTTAATATTTCAAAAAGGGTTTCTTGTCTAAGCTTTGTTGGTGGCCCATCGTCTAACAACTCTAATGTATCTTGAAGCAAACTAATCTTATCCCATTCAAAACTGTAGTGTTGATGAATACTATTGCTTGATTTAATCATACGTAATGCAGTGTATGTTAGATACTCAGAGGAATTAATAAAATTATTAGTGTTGTTAATTGCATGAATTTCTTCTAATAACTCATTTGCTAGTGTTGTCAGTTTTCTCACTTGTAAGTTCCTTTATGATATCACATCTCGTATTAAATATTGTGGAGTTATAGGGATTATATGTATCTCTCCAAGTATATCTTCTACCTCTAGCTTCCATATCTGCTCTTCGTTTAGAATTAATATTGCTAACAGAGAGAGCTATAATTTTATCTGCAAAGAAATGTTCTCTTCCTTCTGAAATATCTTTAGTCTTAAAGTCTTTTAACCCTCCAAGTATTCTATATTCTTTTAATACTCTACTAGCTTCTACTGCTAACTGATTTGATTTAGCCATTCATATCTTTCTTACATAAAGCACACACCTTATTTATCTTAGGTAATGAATCTAAAGCTTCTGATAATGTATCATAAGCATAATGACTAGCACAAGCGTAGCCAGACTCGAAAGCGCCCATTTGATCATTTGCTTTTCTTTCTTCTTTAAATCGTTCTAAAAGTTTAAGTAATATTTTATATTTTTCAATTGGTATTGATATCATTTAACCTCTTTAAAATACGAGTAATTTGACCAAGACTTTTGTTATATGATTGTTTAAGTTCCTCATTAGTACATAGTGAATTAGAAAACTGCCAATAATTCTTTTCCATTTGTTGTTCTATATCCTTTAATTCGTAGTGCAACCAATCTTCAATATCTCTTTCACTTATCATTTTATCCTTAATAAAATAGCCCCAACTATTTCTAGCTAGGGCTTGGGTTACGGATTCTTAATTACTTCATCTACAATACCATGTGTGACTGCATCTTCTGGAGAGAAGAAACAATCAGACTGTTGTAATAAATGCTTACGAATATATGTTACAGATTTACCTGTACACTTACGATAATGATGCAACATACGTTCAGAGTCTAATTGAAAGTCTTTTGCAGCAGCTGCTATCTCATGCTCTTTACCAACAACTCCACGAGAAAACTGATGTGACATTACAGAACAATTCTCAGTAATAAACCGATTACCTTTCTGACCTGACATCAATAGCATTACACCTGCAGAGGCTACTTCTCCAGTACCAATAGTAACTACAGGAATAGTTGACTGTTTAATAGTATCAATTAAATGATACGCAGAAGAAACAAAACCACCTGGACTATTAATAAATAATACTAATTTTCCTGGTTGATCTTCTTTAGCCATAAGATTGTATTCCATAATAGCCATAATAATTGGCTGTACAGATTCATCTTCTACTTCACCCATAAGATACAGAATACCATTACGCATAATGTTCTTACCAAACCAATAATAACCTCCATCATTATCCTCTGAGTTTGTAGGTTGCGGAGGGTTAGGAGATTCTGGCGCTTGTGGAGACTTAGGTTTAGCCTTAGCGTTAAGCGTACTTGAATACTTGTTGAACTGGCAACCGAATAATTTGCTCATCTGATAATTCCTTAGTTGAAATAAATAACTCTGCTGGCTCTAAATAAATATCAGAAGGATTTGTTACCTTCCACCTACCAATAGAGCCTGAACGATTAATAATCTTGTTATTTAAGTCGTTCATTGTAACTGGATCCGTAGATCCACTGACAATAAATGTGATACCTGTATCCCATAGATCATCAACAAGTTTTGAAGTATCTTTATTGACATCTTCAATAACTAGCCTAAATTGAGACACATGTACATTGCTATTATTAACAAAATCTTTAATCTTTTGTATCAATGTCATCTTCATCTTCGGAACCATACTCGTCCCACCAACGTCCTTGTTGTCGCTCTCGCTTGTAAGGTCGTTTATGTCTGTCGGAGTGAGAGGTTCGCTCATCTTTAAATTGCTTTTCTTCACGTTCTAATTCCTGCCAATTGTTATTTTTGATCATTTGCGTAATTACGTTTAACACCTAATTTATCCGCTTTCTTTTGTAAATAAATACCAAAGAAATTAGCTAACTCTTGAGTACTTTCAGGAGAAGAACTTTCCACTATAGATACAGCAACTTTCTCAAAATGATTCATAATTTCTTCTGCATTAGTTACTCCAATAGCATCGAGTGTATGATACACACCTTGATCAACCATGTTAGTAAGTTTAATTTTATCTGCTGGACTCATTACCAATCCCAATCACCATTCATACCATTAACACTATACTCAGTTACACGTTTCTCAAAGAAGTTATCATGAGAAACACCTGATAAAACCCAGTCCAACCAAGGCATTGGGTTATCCCTGTGGTTAAATATAGTTTTCATTCCTAGTTGTAATAGTCGTCTATCAGTAATATATCGGATATAATCTTTTACATCTTTACCTGTAATTCCTTCAATTTTATAATTTGAGAAAGCAAGTTCAATAAATTTGTCTTCAAGATCAACTGCGTCTCTTGCCATTTGATAAATTTTAGACTTAAGTTCATCGTTAACAATACGAGGATGTTCGTTGCAGAACTCTCGGAATAATCTAGCACCACCCTCTACGTGTACTGTCTCATCACGAATAGACCATTCAACTACAGTACCCATACCTTTCATTTTACCAAACCTTTGAAAGTTTAATAACATGACAAAGGAAGCAAATAATGCAACACCTTCATTCATTACACCTTTTGCTAATGCAAGTGCAACACCTGTTTGTGTGTTAGTATCATTATTTTGCATAAAGTCAATCTTCTCAGACATCTCTTTGTAGTCTAAAAATTTATGATACTCTTCATCTGGCAATCCAAGGGTATCATTTAACAATGCATAGGCTCGTTGGTGTGTACCTTCACGAGAAGCAAAAGAACCAAGCATAACACGTACTTCATTATTTTTAAATCTTGGAATAAGGAAGTCGTAATAGTTTTGTCCTACTTGAACATCACCTTGAGTAAACAATCGGAGGATATTTGTAATAAACTCTTTTTCGCCTTCATCAAGCTTTAATTTCCAATCGGACACATCTTCTGATAGGTCAGCTTCATCTTCAGTCCAATGAATTTCTTCATGTTTCTTTGTGATATCTACTGCCCAGTCATGTAGAAATGGTTTGTATGTTTTATTAAATTCTGTTAGTGTAGCCATATTAACCTTCGCATGCCTTACATTCATCGTCTATGACGTTATTTTCCACGGAAGCTTTTGATAGTCTCTTGTTGAGTTCCACAAATCCGCCAATGTATTCCCCATCAAGATAGATCTGTGGGAGAGAACGGACACCTGCTCTTCCAGTAATTTCAGCCGCTGATTTGCCTGTTGTAGTGATGTCAATGTAGTCGTAGTCGATTCCTCTTGAATTAAGGAGAGATTTGGCCATTGTGCACTGTGGACAGTTTGGTTTTCCATAGATAATAGTTTCCTTAATTTCTTTTAATTTATTCTCTTCAACTTTTTGTGAAACATTTTCAGCACGAACTTTAGCCTCTGTACGTAAATAGTATAATCCTTTTAGTCCAGATTCCCAAGCATTAATATGAGCATCCTTTACAGCAGATTTATCAGCACCTGCAGGGAAGAACAAGTTAACTGATTGACCTTGACAAATATATTTTTGTCTATCAGCCGCATGTTTAATAATCCAATTTTGATCTAATTCAAAACTAGTTTTAAACACAGATTTAACATCATTATCTAAAAACGGTAAATGTTGTATAGAACCACCATGTGTAATAATGTTTGACCACACTTCACTTGTGTTGTAACCAATAGTTTCTAAATACTCTTCAAGATATTTATTTTTAACTAAGAAGGACCCTGCACGAGTACGATGCGTATATGCATTAGCTTTATTAGGTTCAATACTTGGGGAAGTACTTAATAAGATACCTGAAGAAGCATTAGGGGCTACTGCTAACAAGTGTGAATGCCTAATTTTCTTTGGAGCCATGTCAGGTGCTCCGCCACGATCAATTGCAAGCATTTCGGATGCAGATACTGCTCTTGATTTAATTGTGTTAAACATTTGTTCATTTATTGATGAAGCAAAATCGCTCTCAAAAGGGATATTTATTGATTGTAAATAGTTATGGAAACCCATAGAACCTAAACCAATAGATCTTTCTTTTGAAGCACTGTATTTTGCTCTAGCAAGACTATCAGGGGCATTCTCAATAAAGTATTGTAACACGTTATCTAACATAACTACTAAGTCAGCAATCATGTTAGTATCTTTCCATTGATCAAAATACTCTAGATTGACTGAGCTTAAACAGCACACAGCAGTACGATCTTCTGATGTAGGTAAATGGATCTCATTACAAAGATTACTACCATGAATCTTAAGACCTTTATCTTTTAACTCTTGAGGTAAGGCATCATTAGCTGTATCAATAAAGTTAAGATAAGGCTCACCTGTGCGAAAGCGAGTTTCCAATAACTTGCTAAATACTTTTCTAGCATCGAGAAACTCCCCTGTTGGTCCTTTCTTTGGATCAACCAATTCATATGTAGTGCCTGTTTTAACAGCCTCCATGAAATTGTCAGTGATATTAACAGCGTTATGGAGGTTAAGACATTTACGATTGTTATCACCTGTGGGTACTCGAATGCTAATAAATTCGAAAATATCAGGATGATCAATATTGAGATATGCAGCATAAGAACCTTTGCGTGTTTTACCTTGCCGATAAGCAGTCATATCAGCATCAATAGTACTCAGGAAAGGTATAGGCCCAGGAGCAACGTCAGATACACTACGGATGTCAGACCAATGACCTCCAACCCCGCCACCCATGACGGATAACCAACGAATCTCAGAACTATGATCAATAAGACCAGCGACAGTATCAGGAACATAAGTTAAAAAGCAAGAGATTGGCATTCCTTTACCTTTACCATTAATATCGGGAGCATTCGATAATACTGGTGAAGCAAACATAAACCATTTGTTAGAGATATAATTATACAAACGTTGAGCAAGCTCTAAGTTAGTTTTTCCGTTAAATGTGCTCCAAGCACGACAGGCTCTAGCATAAACCTGTTGAGGAGAAATTTCATCTCCCTGAGCATAAAACTCTAATACCATATCAAAAGCATAATCTGTTAAAAGTTTATCTTTTTCTAAATCAATTTCAATGTCGTAATATTTCATTATTTTTATTATTGTTAAGCGTTAAAACAAGCACCTGGGGTTAATAGAATCTCTGCTATTTTCCCTTCCATCAACTCATCTGAAATACATATAAAGGCGTTAATCTCGTACTCAGTAAAGCTTTCAAGAGCCGCCTCACATTCTTTAGTGTTATCATAGATATACTCATTATACTTCTTAGTAGAATAATCATAAGCAAAAACAGAGTACCTCATCATATAGTAAGTTCCTCAAAGTTATCACTTGCATTAATTAATCTACCAGTATCTTCTATAAACCTATACTTACCCATTGGACCAGTTCTGCCAGTCCAACGATCCTTTAAAACCCAAAGCTTACTAGTGTGCCTTTCAATAGGATCAGTCTCAAGTTTATTTCTACTAATAGCAATTAGTTGTGCACCAATCTGCTTTAGTGAACCAGAACCTTTTAAATCATCATCTGAAGGAACAGCACCTTCTTCAAAAGATTTCTGGTTATTGTTTGTCTTTCTTAGATGACTAACAACTCCAATCCAAATACTATGTCGTTTAGCTAGCTTTAACAAATCAGACATAAGCTTATCTGTAGCTCGGTTAACATCATTATCTTCAGCATCTGATACTGCAATAGTAATGTGATCAAGATAAATAAACTTACAACCACTTAAAGCCATAAACTCCATCTTGTCTATTAAGGAGTCATCTCCCATAGATCCTTGATGATCTAAGAACATAATACGACTTGTACCCATTGTTTCAGTCCAAGCAATGCGTTCTTCTTCCTCAGTAACTTCAACATCAGGTAATTGAATACGCTTGTTTAAATGAAGCGCCATAATACCTTCAACTGTTTCAGATACACTTTCTTCTAAAGAACAAATACCGATTTTCTCATTTGTTGTTTTAAGCAAATGATATTGATCTTCCTTTAAGAAAGAACTTTTACCCATGCCAGTACCTGAACAAAGAACTGTAATAGACCCTAGACATCTACCATAGATTTTTTTATTTAATTCTACAGCAAAGTCAGGCCAAGGTACATAGTCAATATCTGATTCAGCTTTATACAAATCCCAAGTATCTGCTGAGTTAACAATACCTACAGGACTCCACGATTGTGCATCCCATACCTGAGAAAGAACTGCTAAGTGTCCTTCCTTGACGTATAGTTCATTAGCGTCTTTAAACTTAGTATTTCTTACAATTTTAACTTTATCAAAGCCAATAATTTTAGCAGCTCTATCAGCAGCTTCTTTTCCTGGTTCATCATTATCAAACCAGATTACTACTGAATCAAAGCTACGTAGCCAATCTCTATTGCTAAGTAGAATATTAGTTTGACTTGCAGAGGGTATAGAAACTACTGGATAAATCTTTTCGTATTTATCAAACCAAGCTTGAGAAACTGTTAATGCATCAATCTCACCCTCGGTAATTACTAATTGTTTACCCCCATTGCCCGCTTGCATTTGTCCAAAAAGGCTTTTAATTTTTCCGATAACTGTGAAGTCCTTAGGAAGAATGCGCTTTTTATATCCTGTAATTTCATTAATACCATATGGGTAATAATGCGAATCGATATCACCTTTTTCATTTACTGTAACCTTTATATTAAAGTGTTCTGCAATTTTTCTTGTGATCTTGCGGTCAGCAAAACCTCTTATAGCATAAGTAGAAATCTCTTCTAATGTTTCAATGCCATAACTTTCCTTTTTACTTGTCACAAAAGAATCCTTACTTTGATCTGGAAACCAGCCTCTACATGAAAAACAATATGAGGTTCCATCCTCGTATATCTGTCTAGCATCGCTACTACCACAGTCTTCACTTAGGCAAGGTTGATCCTTTACAACTATTTTTCCCATTTTATTTATTTATTACGTTATTAGCTGCAAAACAAGCGGTTGAGATAAAGCTAAAGGCTACTGAGACTAACAAAAAGTCTGCTGAACTCCATTGCTCTACCCCTGTTAGCAAATTAACAGCTTGTGCTGATACTATAAGCATTGAACAAAAACCAAATAGAAAACCAATTAATTTCATTATTTTAATCCTGCTAATTTATTTAATCTCTTACGATGTCTAACAGATACTTCTTCAGATGATCTCCATTGAACTTTATCAATAAAACGATTGTACCAAATATGGTTGTTAGTTGGGACTTCTACAAAACATTGAGACCATGTTTCAGCCCAACTTAAACCGCCTCTAGTGTAATACTGATCTAATACATAAAATTCAAAAGAATCTTTTCCATTCTCTTCGATTAGGGCATTAATATCTTTAGATGAGCTAGTATAGGTTCTCCAATTACTTGGCTTACCTCTGTTTATTTTACCTGTACCTCTAAAGATTTTCTTACCAATATACATCATACCATTCTTAGTATCCTTGATTAAATAAACAAAACCAAAAGCGTTATTATAATCTAGTTGTTCAGTAAAGTTCCAATGTCCATTGTCTTTATTCTTTGATTTGGAAGTGGTCATTTATATAGCGCCAGATGTGGATCAACCTGCCATTGGCAAGTAAATAAGGTTTCCACTGGTCGCCATATTGTTCTTTGTAAGCATTGATTACTGCTGCCTTTCTTTTATTATTATTATCACAGCCCTCTAAGATCTTATTGGCTTTTACTGGACCTACTTTACTAAGTCCAGGAATATTGTCTACCGCATCGCCCATAAGTATCTGTCGCCAGTAGTGGATGTCTGCAGCATCTTCACTTACTTCATAATGTTCATCTTTTCCTGGTTTGAAATGTCTTCCAGGAATGCAATCTAAGTCCTTATCAATTGTACATACAACATAAGGATCACCATCTCTAATAGCCTCTAATGCCCAAATTCGGAGTAAGTCATCTGCTTCAAATCCGTGGGCAACTACTGCATTAGGGTGTTTACAAAACCAGTCTTTTAATTCATCAAAATGTTCTGCTCTGTTTTTCTTAGATGCGAGTCTTGCTTTACTCTTTTTATATTCAGGAAAAAATTCTTCTCTCCAATTATTAAGTCCACCAATTGCAATGAGGTAATCACTGCAAAAGGTGTTTTCAACAACAGCTTCAAGAACTTCGTCTAATTTAATTTTAGCTTCTTCTACGTCTTCAGTGCCCCAAATAGCCTGATATAGTAGAACGTCTCCGTCTACTAATGCTATCATACTGGGTAAGTTACTTTCTCATAACCATACTTCTTAACACGAGCAAGAAGTTTTTGACCTACTTTGTTACGTACTTTGTATTTAATAATAGTAGGACGATCTACAAAGCTGAGATATAGATATTTATCTCCACGAGGATAGGTGTATGTTGCGGATGGCACTTGATATACTAATGCTTTTTTCATTTTTGTTGAACTCTTATGTTACTATGAATTAATGTTAAAATACCTGAATCTGTTTTATACGGGTCTGAGAAGACAACCCTCTCAATACCCGATTGAATTAGTAATAAGGAACAATTGTCACAAGGAGCAGTTGTTACATATACTGTTGAACCACGTAAGCTTAAACCTTCTGCAGCTGCTTTAGATACTAAATTAGCTTCAGCATGAATTACATACGATAGTGTTTTATTCTGATCGTTCTCGCATTTATTAGGAAAACCTTTAGGCGTTCCATTAAAGCCAAAACTAAGAATATTGTTGTTCTTTACTGCAATTGCACCTACTTTACGCTTCTCAGCATGTGACATTAGAGCAATCCTTTTTGCAAGATCTAGATAGAGGGAATCGTAGCGATCTTCTTTTGTAGCCACCAAGGTGCATCCCTATTTGTATATTTCATTAAATTAATTTTTTCTGTTAAATAATAATATCGATATGAATTAACAGCATTATCTAATTGACAATGCTCTGGCATAGCTAGAGGTGGATCTTGCCACCCTAGTGCTTTAATGTCCCTTGGTGTGTTAAACAAAGAATCTTTATGCTCACGTATAGTTTTATGCTCTTTGCCAAAGCGATGTGTATACTCTTTACCTAGCTCTATCATTAAAAGATAAAGCCAGTTATAGTGAGCAACAGACTCTCTAACCCATATAGCGGAAGGATGGTTCTGATGAGTTACTTTGTATGGTCCACCCTCACCACATAAATGATGAGCAGTGGACAATAGTTGGGCAGACTCTAGAATCATTTTTACTACATGAGTATCGTAGTGATCCATAGCACACTTATCAGGATCACGATCTAGGAAGAAAATGTTCATGATTCGTACACAGTAGTAAAGTCAGGATACTTAGCTTTAATTTTTGCTATGTACTTTGGATCATCAGTTTTTCTAACTAAATGAACTTTAAACTGCTTACTAATATCAAACTCTATACTAGTTCCTAACTCATAGTCTTCTGAGTTCTTTAGGTAGTCCCAATAATAACCACGAGTATAAGAAGCCTTAGATAAACTCCCATGAAATGTGTACAACATATCAATTGGATATCTATCACACAATACAATTTGAATTGGCATAAAGCAATTCTTTACATTAAGTACACCAACAACCCCATTATCTATGCTATGCATATAATAAGAATTATTTGTTACATCTTCTAATTCATTATCTTGAAGTTCTAAGGCTTGTGATATCCTAGCTATAATACTATCTTTAGACTCCTTTGGATATCCATGAAGAT